CTCGCCAATCTTGAAGTGCCCCGGATTGGCGTTGACGTAGTCGACGAACTGCACCGCATTCACGTCGCACATGCCCTCGAAGACGCCGAGCAAGATCTGGTTCTGCAGATCCGGCTGGTTCAGCCCGGTCATGGTAATCGGCCCCAGCACCATGCCCAGCGTCGAAGCCGAGAGCATGGTGTTGTAGAGGTTGGTTTCCAGGAAGTTGATGCCGTCCTGGTTGTAGTAGAGCGGCGCGAACGGGTTGTTGCTCCCGTTGATGATGGCGTTCGACAGGTTCAGATTGATGTTGATCTGGACCCAGTCGATGGTCCACCACCAGTTGAAGTAGTCATTCCCATCCCGAGTGACGCCCTCGTAGACGATGTTGTAGGAAATGCCGCCCTCCGCGCCGGTAGCCACATAGTTAGTGGAATTGGTCTTGAAGGACTTGAGCAGCGGCCCGTTGTTCTTGGTCGGGTAGGCGGTGACCCCATAGAGGTACTTGAACGCCATCGGCGCGACCCGGTTGATCTGCGACGGGCGGAATGCCATGGCGTTGTAGAACATCGCCGCCATCGTGAATTCGCCATTCGGATTGGTCGCGTTCGACCCCTGAAGGTCAGTGACCGAGGGCGCTTCAACCATTTGGATGACGCACTTGTAAGTTTCGTCGAGGACGGTGATGACATTGGGAGACACCGTCAGCCAGAAGTAGGTCATCGCCTCCGGGTTCTGGTATTGCTTGAACAGCGGCTCGAACGCTTGGATCGTGGTTTGGTTGTTGCCGCAAGCCCTGGGCAATAGATAGCCGCAGAAGACCTTGGGATTGACATTGAGCCACCCCTGCAGCGCCGCCGCGTTGTCAGTGATGGTGGCTCCGTATCCGAGTTCGAGCACCCACACTGAGGTCATGTTGCCCTGGTCGAAATACGTCGTCGCCATCTGCGACAACTCAATCGCGCCCTGAGGCATGTAAGTCCCGACCGTCGTTGTCGGGCCCGGGTCGACGACGCACGGATAGGTGAAGGTCGCGGTGTCGACAATGGTGACTGGGCCAGTGTAGTTGTATTGTGTGGGAACAAACCCGCTGACCGTCATCATCGGCAAGTCCCCGGGCGCGTAAGCGGGCACGAGGGGAGATGCCGTTGTCAGAGTGACGACGCCGGCTGCCCATGTCACGCTGGCTGCAGGCTGAGCGCCGAGGAGAACGTCGGTGAGATCGCTCCATTGGGTCAACTCGGCCGCATCGTTTCGAGCGATGCTGGTGGCTCCAAATGACACCAGGCACCCCGTCTGCTGGAAGGTGTTGGGCGTCGGAGCCTGGATCGTCTGAACCTTGACGGTGACGATAGAGTTGGGGTCTTCCGAGAATTGCGTAACCGGAATATCCCTCACACCCACTGTCGGCGGAGCCAGCGCGGGGTCCACATAGCCCTTCGCCTTGATATTCAAGCCGTCGGGCAACACACGACGGCTCGGGCCCTGCGGGTGCCGCCACGCGCGCCGGATGGCCGCTCGGCGGTCGCCGTGAGAGAACGGCATGAAAGCGTTGACCATCAGGATGTCTCCTTACTTCTTGGACTTGCCGTTGTTGTGGGCCTTCGCTGCCGCCGCCGCTGGCTGCTGCGCCGGATAAGACTCATTCGGTGTCGCAGTGGGCGGCAGCACAGTCGAGACGGTTACTCCGCCCGGCTTCTGAGCCGGAGCCAGGATGGGGTAGCTAGCCCGGAACAGCGGCAGATAAGTTGTCTGGGGCATTTATCACTCCTGCAAGCTCTGGGAGCCCTGGGTAGAAATTGCACTTGGCTTTGAGGATGTATTGCCTCGCCACGTCGCGACTAACTGACTGGAGGTAGTTGACCTCAAAGGTGATCGACTTACGCTGGGCGATGACCTGCAGCTCCGATTGAACCTGGTTCGCGTCCGTGATGGCCCCAGTCGTGGCGATCCCGATTGCATTCCAATCCTTCGAATACTGCTCGACGAACTCCCGGAAGTCGGAAGCCAGCCGGTTGCTCGCGCCGTACATGTGAATGACGACCCGGTCTCGACAGAGTTGGTCGGCTTCCATGCGCTGACCCAGGACTGGGAACGGCATCAGCGCTTCTGTGCGCTCGACGTGAACCGAGCCGAATGGGAGTGGCGTGTTGCCGTCGACCAAGAACGCCGGATAGAGTTGAAATGGGCAAGTGAGCCCGCCCGGGTACGGAGGCTCATAGTAGTTCATGAACATCCAGATCGGGATGGAGTTGCTGTTGAAGACCTCCGGCTCGAATGTTTCTACGTCATCGACAACCTGTGTCGCCGTGGTGCTGTAGATCGCTCTGCCGACATAGTGGTAGAGATCGGCCTGCTCGTAGAGATAACCGCGTGAGGAGAATGCGAAGCGGATATCACGATAAGAGCCGATGTAGAGAAAGTCCGGCCCGATCTGATTGAACGGCTGGATCTCGCTGAGCGATGTAAAGACCACGGTGCTGGTGTCGACTGTGGCGTCAGCCCGCTGCTCGGTCATGCTGTCGTAATGGAACGACCCTTGGACTTTGACATCAGTGGGTAGGCTCACTGTCGGCGCGGTCTCGTGCAACACCACACTGAAGTGATGACCTCCGGTGAGCGCATTGACCCAGGCCGGTGTGGCTCCAGGAATTTCCATGCTCTCGCCCGGCGCAAGCTCAGTCGTCGTCGCCGTCTCACTGCACGAGGCGGGTCCGGTGAAGTCAACGAAGATGCTCTCCGCTGGCGTCGAGGTCGGATAGTCAAGGAGGCCCGGTATCAGTGGCTCGACATAGAGAGAGGTGAGACCCTGGTCAGCCACACTGAGCGGATTAGTGATGAGGCCGCCGACGACCCTATTCCCACGCGGCGCAACCTGAATGGCCTCGCCCGACACTTTCGTCTTGGTGGCCAGTCCCGCCCTCAGCTTGAGGCCGGCGGTGGTCACTGTCCCTTGAGCCGACGGCACCCGCAGCCAGTAGTTCATGCCATCAAGCGGGTTGACATACCGCTGATAGAGGGCGAACGCGATGGTCTGGTTAGCCGACAGATCCTTGACTGCCGCCGCGAGATCTGCCGCCAGCGGTGGCTTGGCGTTGAGGGCGTCGGCTACCGTAGGCATTCGATGACAAACTTGTGAGAGGCGTCAACCAGCTGCTGTTGGTCGACTGGGGCCATCTCATTCCAGACCTCGAGCGACGCTTGTGTGAGCAGGGCTATACCCTCGTCGTTGTATACCAGCGGAGTGTCATCTGAGAGCACCGCCATCAAACGCTGGTGGAGCATCTCCTCAAAAGAGTCCCTGTTCATGGGTCACTCCGCAAATAAACGGCTCGTGGGCGGCGTCGGCCGTCGGCGGCCGTATTCGCTCAGCGGAGCGCAAAAAGGCTGCGTACGAGCGTCTGAGGGCGTCTTAGACGCTATTTTCGGCCGCCCGATGGGTTCGACCCCACACCTGGCGACCTCGGGAGCGGCTTTTTGGGCAATTTTGATGGTTTGCCCAGCGGACCGCCCGGCTTGTTAACAGGTGAGCACGGTTCCTTGGCCATTTGTCAAACCCTGTCTGCCAATTAAGTGAACGGTCGGCATACCCAGCAGCAGCGCCACCAGCATGTAGAGCGCGATCAATGCCACCACCGCGAGGTAAAGTCGCTGGACGTTCCACGGAACGGGCCACTGCATCAGGCTCAGGAACCAGACGACCAGCGCGCCGACCAGCACCAGGACAACGACCACGATGGCGATGTTGATGACGCCGAGTAAGAGACCACCGAGCGACATGACCTTTACTCCGTCCACGCTGCGAATGACGACTGGTAAAGACCAGTGTTGATGAAACTAGGTCGAGCCGCTCGCTTGGCGTACGGCCGCTTGAACCGATGCGACACGCCACCCAGCGACGCCTGTGTGGGCACGCCGTTAATCACGCCATCGAAAGCGCGCATCGACAAAGCCTGCTTGAACGCCGTCTCGATGTCGGACATCGCCTGAGCGTCTGGCTTGATCGGACCCGGCTGCCCGTTGACCATGTTGATGACTGACCCCACCATTGATTTCTCGATGGCGGTAGCGATGTCCTTGCTGTTCATGTCGAAGAACGTTCGCATGATGTGATACTTGGCCTCGAGGATCTGGGCGACGTCGCCAGTCGTCTTGCCCTTGCCGTAAGCGGCTTGAGCCTTCGACTTGCCACGCTTGACCGCGCCCGCGCTCGTGTGGAACTGCGCCGCGTATCCCATGTCGTGAACGCCGAGAACCAATTGCATCAGCTGATGCCCCAGACGCCGCCCCATGCGCCAGCAATCATCATGTACTGCCGACCCCAAGGCGTCTGATAGAGCCACAGGTCGAGCGGACCCATCGACTGGATGAAGTCGGGCACGGTTGCGCTCTTCGACGTTCCTTGATCCGCCGCGCCAGTGACAATGCTGAACGAGAACATGGTGACGTTGAACTTGTTCCGGATGTCCGACCAGAAGGTGGAGGGCGGCACATCCTGCACGATGTCGACCAAGATTGCAGCCGCGAGATTGTAGACGGCGAGCGCATAGAGCGACGGCGACCCAGCCTGATAGGGAACTGTCGCCAAGTCGTCAAGAGCCAGGTTCAACGACTCGTCGTAAGCCATCTGCAGTGTAGTCACGTCGGGCATGGCGTCTGCAGGCACACCCATCATGAACTGGACCCACGCTTGGAAGTCCGTGAAGTTCGGAGCCTCGCTCGTCCACGCATAAGCGACGCGTGAGCGGCGAAGAAGCGTCTCAGCCATTCTTGCGGCCTCGACGGGCGCTACGGCCGATGAAGGGTAGGCCGCCGCCCTCCTCTTCTCGGATCACTCTGATCCCCTCACCCAGCGGGTCGTGAGTGTCGGGATAGCCGCCACGCGGCTCCTCCTCGGTGATGCTCATCTCGAGCTGGCGCAGGTTCTCGCCGATGGTGCCCTCGATCTGTCTGTTGACAGCGACGGCTGCCTCTTTGCGAATGGCCTTGCCGAGATCCTCGAGCGCCTCTTCGTTGCGCGTCATCGCGCGATGCAGTTTTTCGACCGGGATCGGCTTGTCGAGTGAATAGCACATCCCGTGGAATGGGGTCTTGCTGCTGTCGATCTCAGTGGCAGAAATCAAGCCATACTTGCGATGCTGGTCGAGGATGGCGTCAATGTCCGGGCTCGACAGTTCGTCTCTGCCGCCCGTCGGCGAAATCTTGATCTGACCGCCGATGGGAATGGGCTGAATAATCACCCCTTGACGCTCCGGCAGCCGGTAAGCGAATTGAACAATCTGCTTGGTCACGTTGGCCACAAAGAGTTGGCTCATTTAGTTCTCCACTTTATCGACCCATGAGGTCGTCGGCGGTTATGATGTTCAACGCGACAGCATACGCCGTCGCCTGCGCTAGGGTAGCGGAGTCGAGTTTGTAGCGGCAGTGGTCGAGGTAGGTTTTGACCGAGCCATATGACAGCTCGAGGATCAACCCAATCTCGTAATAGGTCTTACCTCGCGCCGCCCACAACAGGCATTCTCGCTCCCGACTTGAGAGCGAGAGTAGCGGTATCCTCAACGATCGGGTCGCCTCCGTAGACGACCCAGTCATTATCAGGAATACTGCATGCTGATGATGGTGATCGCCTCTGGACGGACACCCCAGCCCGAGGTCGTTCGCATCTCAGCGAGGACATCGATTGCACCGCCGGGCAGCGGAACCGGGATTTCCTTGGGCGCCGCCATGTCGCAGAGCATCAGGGTGCAGGCTTCCATCGAGGGCGTCAGCTTGGCGAACTCGTTGGTGTTGATCCGCTGCCCCTTGGGCTGCTCGACCTCGGGCATAACGATGATGACCGCGTCGTTGCCGCCCGCGCCCTTGCCGATGAGCGTGTCGTCGTAGCCCCACCCGATTTCGTCGTCGTTCATCTCGAGGACGTCTTTGATGAGACCGGCAGTCGACTGCGAGCCAGCACCCGGACGCTGATAGCTGGTCAGCTGGACGATGTTTTGGTATTCCATCGCCCCGAGGGTCCGCTGCGGCCCGATGATGACGAACTTGCGGCCGATGCCCAGTTGATTGGTCCGGGTCTTGATGGCTTGGATCTGAGCGATGATGAAGAACGCCATCTGGCCGTTGTCGTAAGTGACGACGGTCGAGTTGTTGGCCCCATCCGGCGGCAGTGGGATTGAGGTTGCACCCGCAGCGTTGAGCAAGCCCTCGCCGTTGGTCGGGTTGAAGCCATAGAGCAAGCCGTTACGCAGGATCTGAAATGCGGCTTGCCTCATCCCGAGGCGGTGGGCTTCAACGATGGAGATGCCCCACCGCGCCATCGCCGCTGTGTCGTGGTGATCGTATTCCGCGCGCACCCTCAGGAGGTACGTCGGCGCACTGATCTGACCGAGGGCGAAGGAAACGCCAGGCAGTTGGTTGTAGGCGCTCTGGCCAGCGGCCATCCGGGTGCGGATGTCGATACGCTTGATGTAAGCGTACAGATCGCCGTCAGAGAGGCGGACCATAGGACCGCCGTCTGCCAGCAATTCGAACGCACCCGACGCCTGGGTGTAAGGCATCAGAGTCTCAGGCAGCGTGTAGGACGGATGCACCTGAGCAAAGGACGGGGAAATCGTAGCCATGTTTTACTCCTGATCTTTGGCCAGAGTTGGCCCCGGCCTCATTCCCAAATCACAGCAGGCAGAGCGCCGCTGCTCCGTTGTAATTCCAAGTCACCTGGCCGTTGCCGGCGTTGAAGACTGGGACCATGCAGTTGCTGGACTTGATCCCGAGGATCTTGACCGGCAGAGCATTCGTTGCGAAGGCGATGATCCGCTGGTTGGCGAGATCCCAGCTGACCTGCTGAGTGATGATCGCGCCTTCCAGAGAAATCAACGCCGGGTCGATAGCCAACGCCACCCGAGCCTGCGAGCCCAAGCGGTAGAAGTTGACCAGGCCGCCAGCTTGGACGCTGGGGCACGGGCTCTGGGGCGTGTTGACCGCGGCGTAGTTCTGGTCGAACACACTGAAGCCCGTGATGCTGCCCGGGGCGAAGCCGATCGTAGCCACAGTGGCCCGAATGATCGCGCCGCCGAGAGCTGTATCCGGCCGAGTGACCGGAGGCCGCTCCTGCGGGATGGCCTCGCTGATGGCGACGCCGCCGAACATCGGAAGCGTCTCCGTCGCTGCGAGCCAGCCGCCCGCCAGCCAGTTGCGCGCCGACGGATCGGGCATCGCCGCGCCGACGATGTAGCCGTCGGACTCGATGTTGAACATCCCGGCCGCATTGGTCTGGACGTAGGGATTGAACTGAAATGCCATGGATCTAACTCCTGCTTATGAGAAACTTCCGCTGGGTTCAGCCGGGGAACTGGGTGCGGAAGCTGGCCACCCGGCGCGCAGGACGACCCATGCCCTTGACAAAGCTGTCACGGCCATAGAACACGATCGTCTTGAGACCGGTACGCGGGTCAGTGCGCGCGACCTCGCGCAACTCGCCCTCGCCCAGGTCGACCGGGTTCGCCGCTGCGGCTGCGGCGTCCGAGTAGACCTGACCCTCGGCGATGCTGAACGCCTCGTCCGGGAGCTGGCTGAACTTGACCGACTTCCAGACCGTGGAGTAAGGCTTCAGGTGTGTGGCCAAGCGCTTACGGTAATTGAGCAAGCTCTCGCCCTCGAGCGGGCGGGGCGCTGCCTTGCCGAAGCCCATGAACACGCTGTCGGCTTTCGCTTGCGCGTCGGCGAAGGCGGCGTGCTCGTCGTCCGAGCGCGGCTTGAGCTGGGCATTGATCCGCTCAATGATCTTGCCCTGGTTCTTGAGCGCCGTGTCCTGCTCGGCGATCTGACGACGAAGAGCCGCCATGACAGCGGCGTCAGCGCGGCTGTCGTCCTTGGCCGCGTCTTCCTTCTCTTCCTTCTTGGGCGGGAACTCGTCCTTGCGCTTGTCAGCGACCGGAGGCTTAGCGGTGGCGGCAGCCGGAGGAGCGGAGCCTTGGTCCTTGCGGGCGTCGTCGTCCTTCTCCTCTTCCTTCTTGGGCGGGAACTCGTCCTTCTTGGCGTCGTCGTCCTTCTCTTCGTCCTTGTCCTCATCTCCCTTGGCGACGGCGTCCTTCTTGGCGTCGTCCTTCTCGTCCTTGTCTTCATCCTTGCGACTGCTGCTGTCGCCCTTCTTGAGCGGGTTCTTCGATCCGCTGCCAACTTCCAACGAGTCCATGCGCGCGTGCATTTGCTCGAGAGTAGCGAGCACCCGGGTCAGGTCGTCGCCAGCCGTTGCCGTCTGCTGTGCCTCAGGCATTATAAGTCTCCTATGGGTGGTTAGCTTTCATCGTCTCCAGACGGCGGTCTAACCTCTCCGCCAGCCGGTCAACTGAGCGCGCAATGCGGTAAGTGGTCATGCGCCGCGACAATCGGTCCAGTGAGTCATTGAAGGTGTCGACGCGGATGCCGTCCGGATCTCCGCCCTTGTCCCACACTCCTTTGGTGCAGATCGCCAAATGATCCACGTAAGACGGGGAGCCCTCCACCAGCAGCGTCTCGCCGTTGTCCAGCTCCATCTCGTAGTTGACTTCCGGGTCACGGAACACAACGCTGGGCGACGTGGACATCTGATCGCTGGTGAGTTCTCGGGCAGTCTCCCTGTCGTAAATTCTCGCGATGCCCCACACATCCTCGCCCTTGATGTAGGGCAATTGCATGGTGCCTACGATCTGCTGCGAAAAACTCCGGCTGTCGAGAATTGACTTCTCTGGATGCTCGTAGATGATGGGCATCCCGGCGACGCGCCGAAGAAAGGTTGGCGTCAGATAGTTCTCGGGCCGGCGATACACCCATTCCTTGAGCTTTGGGCGGTAGCTGACGCCGGTGCCCGACACCCGCAGGTCAATCAGCATCATATTTTCGAACGGCTGTGGCGAGGCTAGATCGCCGTCGCGGATGGCCTCGGCCACCTCATACTCGTTGAACCGCAGCCGCTTGAGCGCCAGGACCACACCTGGGTGGACCATTTCAATGTTGAGAGCGTCAGCGGGCAAGACCCACATATGCTCGGTGTGCTCGCTGTTGAGCGTGGGCTCGAACTCGTCGTCACACGGAAACAGGAATGTGGTGGCGTCCACACCATGCTTGACCGAGCGCATGAGGAACCGACCGGGATGACCCGTGAGGTACCCGGTCTCCTCCTGGACCTCGCGCACCGCGGCGATCTCTGGAGTCTCTCCTTCTTCTATCTTGCCGCCGGGAAGACCCCACTCGCCCTCATGATCGCCCTCTGAGGACCGGCGCAGCAACAGCACCCGTCCCGATGGCGACCGCAGCATGATGAAGGCGGCATTGATCATTAACGCGCGGCTTTGTGACGCTCGGCGTAGTTGTCCATCCGGCCGGCAAGCTCGGCGATGGCGTCATTGACCAACTTCATGATCCGAGCGCTGTCTTGCTTCTGCTCCAGCTGCTCGACGGCGTCGGCGATGCCCATCCGCTCTTTGTGCTCAGTGTCGCGCACTTCATTGCGTAGCTGACGGACGATCTTCTTCTGGTCGTCGATCGCATTCTGGCGACCCTGACCCTCTTCCGACTGCTCCTGCTCGCGCTCGAGAGCCTCAAGCTCGTCTTCAGCAGCCTTGAGCCGGTCAGTCGGCTTGGGCTTCTCTTCACCCGCCGGCTCCTTGACCGTCGTCTTGGTCTCCTTGACGGGCTTCTCTTCCTCTTGGTCCTTTTTCTCTGCCATCTCGTCCTCACGCGACTTGCGCAGCGCCGCTGCTACCGCCTGCTCCTGCGGGTGACCGCTCTCGACCATCTCACGGATGTTCTGGCTAATAGTCTCCCGCGACGATCCCGACTTGAGGGGCATAGGTCACCTCGCGGCGGCGTGCTCCTTGACCGGCTCCTTGGCGGGTTCCTTCTTGACTGGAGCCGCCTGGACCGAGACTTCGATCTTGCCCTCGACCGGGGCATCCTTCTCGATGACCATGATCTCGAGCGTCGCAGTCGATGAAGCGCCCGTGTCAGTCATACCAACCGCGGTGATTGTCGTGGGACCGGGCCCCGACGCGAATAAGCTCGCAGCGGTCGGATCCTCGGCGTTGGGGCTCACCGCAATCGGGCCGACTGCGCTCCACGTTGAAGACTTGATCTTGACATCGTTGCCCAAGGCGTCCTTGAATGAGACCTTGGCAGTCCCGGAGCCGCCCATCTCCATCTTCTGACGCTCGACAGGCTTGTCAGCGGGTTTCTCGTCAGCCATTGTGCTTCTCCTAGGTTAAGCCGCAGCGATGTTGTCCAACGCTGCCATCGCCCTCTTGCCCTTCTCGGTCAACATGGCTGCGGGCAAGCGGTTTAGGTTGTAGATGTACTGATACCAGCAGCGGCAGTAGATTTCCTCTGCCGGCTGCGTGATCTCATCGGTGTAGCCATCCGGCCCCACCTTCATCAGCCCCTTCTCTTGCGCCCAGTTCCCACGTATCGTATAAACCAAGAGATCACGCTCCTTATGATCCTCGCGATACTTGTAGTTGGTCTGCCGCCAGTTGGAATGCCAGATGGCGGCGATCGCTCCGGTTCCTTCCGCAAGTGTGGCGTTAAGGGCTGCATTGAGTTTGTGTCCTTGGTCGATGTTGAGCCGATTGGCTTCGAACCGGACCTTCCGGAACTCCTTCATCAACAGATTGGTTTCATCGCTCGGTGGGGTGGGCGTGCCGCTGGGAGGTATGCTGCTCACCCACCCCTTGAACCGACGCAAAGTCGCCGCCGTTGACTCCTCACGCCGGATTCTTATCAAGTCAGCATTGACCGCCACCCGGCGATCGAGTTCGTTACGCATCTTGTGAGCGAGCTCGGGCAGAGAGGCTATCCGCCGGAAAAACATCTCCGGCCCCATCCGCCCGGCAGTCGTCGATTGCAACGCCTGCATGTGCTTGGGCACTTTGCGCATCACCCGGCCGTAGACAGCCGAGAGATGGCGAGCGATCTGCGCGCTGGCTTCCTCGGGACTAATCATCGAACCCTGGGCCGCTTCCGAGATGCGGCCCGACCAGATGTCGAGCGCCTTCTGGCTCGTGTAGCCTTGCTGGCTGAAGTATTTCACCGCAGCCCGGATAACTGTCTGAAGATTGCGTAGACTCATGTGGTGGCGGTAAACGTCAAGTTGGCCGGGCAACTCTTGACGTACAACCCGTTGGCGAAGGGGATGTTCGTGTTGATGAAGAGTGTTCCCGCCGGCGCAGCCGTCGGGCTGCCCGGAACGGCCGGCACACTGGTCGGATTGAAGCCGAACATGAACTCGAGATCAGAAAGACAGGCCGAGTACAGGAGCGGACCCACACCTTTGGCAGCCGTGGCGTCAATCAGCGTCAGCGGGGTGCGGGCGTCGGCGTTGGCCGCGATGGGCATCGTGACAGCCAGACCCTTCAGGGCGCCCGCTGCCGCGACAACAGCGGTCCCAACCGCTGCCGAGGTGATGGGAGTAGCGGTCATTTCCGTTTCCCTTGAGAAGGAGCCGCTACTTCCTCAGCCGCGATGACCGAGACATCGTTGCTCTCAGAGTAGCCCTGGCCGAAATCGTTCGAAGCTTCGATGCCGCAGAACACCGCCTCGCCCTCGTCAGTGACCGTAGTGTCGTAGGTCGACGCCGTCTCATTCTCGAGGGGGATGACTTGCCCACCAGCGAGCCGACGCTTCCACAGATAGGCGTATCGGCTGGGCTCGCCTTCCCAGTTGCCCATCGTGACGCTGACTTGCTCGCCAACTCTCGCAATGGTGCCAGCGGGACCGCTGGCGAAGGGCGCGTCAATCACAACCGGCGGCTCACCTTCCTCCGGCGGCGGGTCGACTGGCGGATCGACGACGCCGGTTCCTTCTCTCATGAACCAAAGGCGAGCTTCGTTCACGAGGGATCCGATGATTAACCGCCAGCCTTCCGCTCCGAGCGCGTTCAACTGGGCAGTCACATCATCGTCATCTATCGGCAGCGTAAACTGGACGATCTTATATTCGACGGGAGTCATCGTTTCTTCCTTGTGGCCAGCATCTGGCGTAGCTTGCCGATCGGGATGACATCTTGAGCGTCCGGGTGGACCTTGGCCAGTATCGACGCGGCCTTCTCGAACCGCTCACCGAGAGCGTCGGCTTTGCCCAGCTTGATGGGCACGCCCTGGCTCTGGTCGTCCTCGCCGTCGCCACTGTCCTGGCTCATATTCTCGAGTCCCTCTTTCTGGGCGTCCTCGAGGTCCTGGGCCTTCTCTTCCTCTTCGTCCAGGTGATGGGCCAGGCGCTCGAAGTCGAACTCGAGGGGTGCGGAGAAGATAACCTTGTTGGTGGCGATGTTGTCAGCGGCCCATTCGTACAGCACTAGCTTGTTCTCGCTGTCGAGAATGGGCTCGAACACCTGGATGAGCGCAATCACCGCCTTGAGCTTGACATCCTCAAGCCGCGCCATCTCGCTCTCGGGTTCCTCGAGAACCGACGGCCACTCAGTCGTGAACGAGTTGGTCCAGCGGTAGAAGGCGTCCCGGTAGCTCATGCTCCCGTAGGTCTGCGGGAAGTCCCGCTGCATGCTCTCATAGAATGCCGGCGACCAGGCGCGATATTGACACACCTTGTCGAAGAAACGGTAGAGCGGAGCCATCGTTATCCGGACGCGGTCGACAAAGCGAGCGACAGCCCGGGCGTCCTCGGTGCCCTCGCCGAACCCCTCGACAAAGGCCTCCTGCGCCAATATCTTGATGGGCATGTCGGCGGCGGTAGCGATATTCTCCAGGATATTGCGCCGCGCCAGCGCGTGGGGCGCGTCCATGTTGGTCAGGTTGAGCGAGACCACATCTTCGTCGGGCGTGACGTTGATTGTGTTCCCGGTCTCGGCTTCCTTGACCACGTTGCGCTTGAAGGCAGCGCTGGCCTTCATCACCGCGTTGGCGATGGCTCCGGCCTGTTTGATCTTGGCGACGATGACCCCGACCTTGGTCTCGATCATGTCGTCGGTGATCATCGACTTCAGGTAGGATTTCAGCGGGAAGAACGCTCGCTGATAGACCGACCGGCCGACGAAGCCGAACGCAGACGGGTTCCAAGCGATGTAGATCGGGAACTCATTCTGGACAGTGATGGACTTCGAGCGGTGGAACTTGTTGCCCTGAACCGCGATCTCTCGGACCTTCAGGAAGTCCATGTCCATCGGTTGCTGACTGATGACTAAGCTGCCGCTGGTGTTGAGCGGGTCGTAGATGTTGAAAGCAATGGAGGCGTCGGGCAACGACCAGGGGTCGAGAGCCTCGGTGGAGGCCACACCGTCGATCAGAAGGGCGACTGAGCTAATGCCGTAGACACGCGACATCGCCATGGTCTGGAAGATGTACGAGTCGGCGTTGATTTCTTCCCACTGCTGCTTGAACGCCTCCGCCACCCGCTCGCCCGGCGAGTCGGGCACGGTGATCGCTCGACCTTCAGCCATCGCCAGCTGCAGCGGCCCGCACACCATCTTGTAACCGAGCGGATGGTACAGGAAGATGGCTTTGCAGATGTTGTAGCTGACGGCGTCGCCCGGGACGATGTCAGTCGAGAGGAAAATCTCCTCAAGACTGTTCCCGAGCGGCGTGCTGTCGAGAAATGAACTCTTATCGGCCATAGTTTAGGTTTTCGGAGCGTCCTTGGCGGGCGGAGCATCCTTGACCGGCGCTCTGGCTCTCGGGGGCGGAGCCGTGGTGAGGGCCAAGGCCGATTCCGACTTGACCGCCGCGTCGAGAGCGGCCTGCCGAGCCGCTAGGGCTTGCTCCTTGGCCTCTTCGTGGTCACCTTCTTCGTGCGCCTCGGCGGCAGACCGGTGCTTGTTGGCGGCGTCCTGGAGCGCCGCCGACGCGTCGAGGTGTGGCTGAACGGCTGGATGTGTCAATGTAGGTTCTCCGATCTGATCCCAAGACTGAGGGCAATTTTCTCGCTTAGTTCCTCGACCCGAGACAACTTCGCCGCCAGCAGCGCAACGGCGTCAAGCAGCATGATGATCCGCAGGTGATCCTGGTCAGCCTGAGTCTCATTGCCTCGGAATGCACGGGGCTCTTCCATCAGAAGCCACTCTGCTCGCCCAGGGTCAACATCAAGCAATAGCAGAAAACGTCGAGCAGATCGTCGTCGACCGGGTCCTTGTTCCCGGGCCGGAAGCCGACAACCTGGCTCACCAGGTGATTTCGCGTGGTGCCCTTGTACATCAGCACCTTGTCGAACGCGGCTTGAGAGAACTTCACCAGCTCCTGGTAAACGTAGCCGCTAACGTCGATGGCTCTCTCGACCTTGCCCATAGCCGTGAGCTTGGACTCGATGGCGTGAGTCGGCCACCCGCGGTTCTCGCCCTGCTGAAGCAGGACCATGCCGCTGTTCTTGTCCTCGATCCAGGTTCCGCCGACGCCGAACCGCGCTCGGCATTGGTCAGCCAGTTCTTCGCAGCGCTGGAAGATCCAAGGCATCCATTTCTCGAGCAGGGCCCCTTCGATCTGTTGGTAATCCCAGTCTAGGATCACCAGCGACGGCCGCCCAGTGTAGTTCGACAGGGCGGCGAAGATAACGGCCGTGCCGTCATTCTCCTTGCCTGTCTTGGTCGCTGTGTCGACGACAGCGACGATAGTGTCGCAGATCGTCGGGTACTCGACCGGCTGCTCGTTGACCAGCATCTTGGCGAGCGAGAAGAACGCAACGCCGGACCAATCGACAAACTCAGCCAGGTACTCCTGCTGGTAAACTAGCGGCGGGTGGTCTCGGACCAGGCCCTCGAGCATTTCTGCTCGGCGAATGAGCCAGTCACTCTTTGTTTCGCCGTGACGGCGCAGCGGCAGGAGCGGGTTCGCGCTCGTGGGCGCGTGATAATTGACAAAGCCGTGCCGCGGCTCGTTGCAGATCTGCCAGAAAAAATTTTCGATGTCGTTGCCGTTGGTATTCGACAGCACCAGGCAGTCGCCGTTGTAGTCGAGCAGTGTGGGCTCGATCGACAGTTCCCAGATGGACATCATGTTCGGCTTGGTGAACGCCGCCTCGTCGATAATGACCTGGTGGTAGCGCCGCGAGCGGCCCGCTCGCTCATTCTCCAGCGTCCAGAAATCCATGCGGCCGCCGGTGACGGTGCGTATGACCCCGGCGTTGGCGTTCTGCGACGAAATGACCGGCGCGAGGATGTCGACCATCTCGTTGTACGCCTCGGACTGGATCTTGTAGTCCGGAGCGAACCAACCGACGCTTTGACTGCGTATGGCCGCGTCGCAACCTATGATCTTGGCGAACTCGGTTTTGCCCCACCGCCGCCCACACCGGATCGCTTTGCGTTTGCCCGGTAGGAAGAAAGCCTTGACTTGGTCGCGGTGAGGAGTCGGTAAGTTAACGATGATTTCATTCGTCTGACTCCCCGGGCCCTGCGGAGAGGTCAAGAATGGAACCATCCCCATCGGGGAGCCCACCTTTAATCACCACATACGTGCGCCCACCCATGCCGACCTCGATATGGGAGAGCTTGGCGTGGACATACGGGGCTGCTTTGGCGGCGCACTGGCATCTCAGCCACATGGGCTCCTTGACGTTACGCATGACCTTGAGGAGAAAGTCGAGCGGGGTTATACCCGTCCGAGCGACCTCGGCCGCTGTGTCTCTGGCTCGAGCGGGAGACTCCTTGGTCCGCCCACCAGTTTTCTTCCTGGGAGTTTTCGCCATTGCGGGGGACTAAGGACCTCAGACCGATGCCGAATGTACGACCAGCCCCAAGGTAGTTTTGATGGGCGACAGTGCCCTGATTAACTCAACCTACCCATTGGCGGTGATGGCAGCTAGGTACTTCATGGGCAGCACAACGACGCCAAAGGAGAACATCAGTCGAGCGCGGTTCGCGCCCTGGGGATGTATAAATTCACAAAACTGGTCTTCCAGCAACCCCCCGGTGACCCGGAGCCGCTGGCCATGCTGAAATTTTTGTGACTTGTCGCCAAACCGGAAGAAGCCGTCGGGGTCCTCCGATCCCTTCAGGTCCATTATAATGCGCGGATTGACCTCGCTCGGCTTGCCACCCAGCATCAGGATGGAGCTGATCCCATATGTGGTCCGCAGGGCCATCCAGCGCCCTTCGATCTCCACAAACACATAATTGAGGAACAGGAATTTCTCCCTCTCCACCACCTTGTGGCGTCGGACAGTGGTGAACTTGAGCTTGGGTGCATAATACTCAAAGTCCTGGCGCTCCAAGTGATTGAGCGCCCTTTGCATTTGTCCGGGCTTCGCTCGCGCAACAATCCACACGTCTACCTCCTCCGCTGAACGGTTTCAATACCAGTCAATGCCAGTCATGCTGGTGCCATACCACCAAAAGACCAGTCTTATCAACTGGTCGTGATTTTTTTAAGATTTTTTCTGGAACATCATTGACGAACCCGGGCAAGACGTCTATATCTCAATCCATCGACAACGACTTACCCACTACCAACCAACTGGAGTTACTCAAATGACAAACCTCACCACCCTCTCGGCCAAGGATCTGGTCAAGCACTTCAACGCCCTCGTCACCGCCAACCACCCGACCGTTCCCTGCATCGTCGAGTGGAAAGCTTCCAAGGCTGCCCTCATCACCAAGATCGAAGCCCTCCCCAAGGTCCCGGTCAAGGCCAC